CCAATGAAGACTAAACCCTTTACACGAAAAGGTCAAAAACCCTCGCTTCGGCGGGGGTTTTTTGTTATCTACCACCAAGCATAAATGGTGACGCTGAGTCGAGTGGTGAGAGAACATCACGATCAAACGATCTTGCACCAATGTTACTATCGGGGACAATTTGTGTTGGTGATGTGGTGGCATTGCTAATATTATTCACCGTGACATTTCCTGCTCCACCTGCTCCGACTCCTGTTGCAAGTCCAACGGCGGTGGCTCCAACTGTGGGAGATGTGAATGGAGATCCATCAGTGCCAAAGACCTGATTACCCAATTCCGAAACCGCAGTAATAACTTCACTTATGGCTTGACTAAAGTTCGCGGTGTCGTAGTCCATGTCAAGAAGACCCTTAAGTGATCTCTTCATCCTGTCAAGAACACTTGGTACACCACGAAGACTTTCAAATCTACTTCCCAAAGATGTAATTTTTTCAATCAAAGTTATAACATTTGTATCTCTACCTGATAACCAGTCACCGGCAGCGGAGAAAACACCACCGACTGATGATACTGCATTCGCACCCACGATTGCCGCAAGACCAGCAGCAAGAGCAATCAGTCCAGTGCCAATTTCCGCTAACTGACCACCAGTGATCGACAATCCATCAATCGTTGTGAGAAGTTCCATAGTTTTATCAAAACCAGTTTCCAAGGCTCCGGTCACACCATCTATCACACCGAGAACAGTTTCTTTAAAGGTAGTTGCAAGCGACGTAACAGTTTCTCCAATTGTTCCAACGATTCCCTCAATATTGTCACCAAAACTTTGAAGGGTTTCACCAACTGTGCTAACAATTGTGTTAACGATTCCCTCAATATTGTCACCAAAACTTTGAAGGGTTTCACCAACTGCGCCAACAATTGTCTGAACGGTTCCACCAATAGTGCCTACGATTCCAGATTGACCGTCTTCACCAACGAGAACAAATCCAATTGTTTCAATGCCTGTTCTCAGAGTCTCAAACAATTCCACTATGCCCGTCACGAAAGGTGTCAACGCCACATCAAGAGCATTGGCTAGATTCGCCAATTGTGGCTCAAGTTTTTCCATGGCAGATGCAACCATGTCGAGTCCCAGACCAAATGGCATGAGAGCAAGACCTAAAGCACCAATGGCGGCAGCACCTAAAAATACGAATGTAGAAATGGCAGGGTCACCTAAAATTCTGGCGATTCCTGCAATCGCTGTCAATGCACCAACACCAATCAAAACTTTATCAAAACGAACGCCGCCAAACTTTTTAAGGGCTAATGCAAAGGGGATCAAAGATCCACCGAGCAGACCAAGATTTAAAATGCCTTTGAAAACTTTGACGTTTCCAAAAGATGCAATCGCATTAGCAAATCCCTCGCCAAGAATAGTGCCGAGTCCTTTAGCAATCGCTTTTGGTATATTTGGGACTTTCGGTCCCTTAAACTTGATCGTCGAGGCATCCTTTAGTTTTGCAGGAGCCTTTGCAAGCGTGTCATTGAGTTTTTTCAGAGATGATCCAAGATTACCAAACCCTGAAATCAAACCACCAAAGGGATTTTTGATCGCACCACCCTCGTCGGCAGTCTCACTTTTGAGAGCATCTCTTAATTTTTCTTTTTCCTCTGGTGTCAACGCCATGTAAATATGTATCCGTCATGTGCATCAGCCTCTTGCTGCTGCTTCTTTTTGCTTTTTCTTTTGTTCCTCAATATACATGGCGACGTAAACCTGCCTCTCCCAAGGAAGCATGTTGTTGATTGTCTCAAGACTCATGTGTGCATGAATCATAAGATAATAGTTTGTGTGGATATGAGCCTCTAAAGAGTCATGCCCCACGCTTAGGTAAAAAAATTCTCAAGACCCTCCACGTTGATTTCTTGTTGTTTTTGACAAGATGGGCAGGTCACGGTGTCTTTTATACAACATCTTGGAAATTCTTCAACCTTTCCCATGATTTTTTGAACTTGCGTGAGAGAAAGTGTTTCAACAAAGTCGGTGATCTCTTTTTGCGACATGTCATCAATCTTCCACATTTGCTCTTTGTTGTAAATATACTCAATAACATGATTCAACATGCTCAGAGGATCTGTGTCTGCGACCTTTGCAAGATGAGCCATGCCTTTGACACCCACCGGCTTCACCTTGACTCCTACGCTTTCGTTGAGCATCACGGTGTCATCTTCTGGAACAGGTCTTGACAATTGAATTTTTGTAATATCAATTTCAGTGGTTCCCTCGTAGTCACACTCTTTGCATGAAAATGGAAACTCTACTGACTCGCCGACAGATCTCGCACGCATCATGACAAAAAGATGCTCAAGATCATTATATGAAATTTTATCGACATCAAACTTATCATCAATGACGCAATTGCTTACAACCTGTTTCATGACTCTCATCACTTCATCGGTTCTTTGATTTTCTTTGATGGTAAGCATCAATTTTTCTTCTTTGACCAAGAATGGTCTAAAGATTACAGTTTTGCCCGAGGGAACCACCGTCTGGTGTTCGGGGGTCACGATCAATGGTACAGACATAATCTACTCCTTAGTTCTGTTCGCTTCTTAAAAATCTATCAGTCACTTTCGCCTCGATATAATCAAAGGCAACATCAAACTCTACGAAGTTTGGTGCTGCGGCAGTAAATTCATTTCCTTGAATAACTCTGGGATACACGCTAGAAAACTCAAACTCTGCCGCCGTTCTAGCATCTCTGGTTTCACTTATAATTTTCAATGAGCAGCCATACTCTTCACGGAATCCATGAACCCCTGCATCATCAATCACAAGTTTTTGCCAAGCCGTAAAGAATCTTCTCAGTAAATTATTTTTATCATTCAAAAAAGTGATCGACAGATTCTTTTCAAATTTAAGTTCTGTCGGATGTTCATAATCAACACCAAAGGGTTTTGCGGCGATAGTGCCAATCTCCCTTCCGGGTAGGGCTACTTTCGATGCCCTCAAATTGATTTCTTCGGCTGTGGTTCTGGAGGCATCAAGGATATTTTGAACTTGATTGGTAAAACCAAACTCCACCTGATACAAAGAGGTGTTCATCGTTCCAAATCTACCTAGACTTGATTTGATTCTATTGATGTTATATTTGTCTCTTTGTCTTGCCATAAAAGTATTTATGCCGGTGAAAGCAAATTCCTGATAATTTCAGCCTTCGAATAGTAATGAACCTGCGGAGCAGTTTAGCAGAGTATTTGATGGCTTTTCGTTGTAAAGTAGGTTCCAACTTTGGGGTGCTACACGAAAAGCGATTGGTCCCATTCTTTTTACTTGATACTGCTTGATCGCCGGTTTGATTGTTGAGTAAAAAATCTTTTGTTTTTTGAGGGTTTCATATAACAATGTTGATCTACCCTCAATCGTTTGGGACGTTGTTCTTGACAAATATAAATTTAAAATAACCTCTCGCAATCTCGCTGGTAGGTAAAAAAGATTGAGTCCAGTTAAAGTTTTTGGTGTCCTATCAAGAGTGATAACAAAGGGCATTACGGTGTAGTATGGGAGTGTCGCTCTACCTTTGGGAACCAAATACCTAAAAATATATGCAGTGCCACGACCTCGCACGCCAAATGGTATACTTTGAGGACGTAAGGCTTCGATGTTATTCTCTTCGTAAAACGAATCGTCAACTCCCTTGACGGCGTTTTGATATCTTCCAAGAAGGGATTTAAATTGATCTTTATCTTCTGCCATAGATTTCTTTCTCCGTCAGAATTTGAAACTTCCATCCTCTCTTTTCACATACCGCTGCGGCAGCCTCCCATTTTGCCTGATTTGTCAAATATGTTTTGGCTGCGTTTTCAAAAGTCTTCGTCATTCGCTTTGGCTTTTTCGGAGCCTGCGTCTGTTTGTATGGTTTGACCTCGATCATAACAGTTTCAATTTTTCCGTCTTTGTTTTTAAGTTCAACAATGAAATCGGGATAGTATCTGTGTCTTTTTCTGTCCACGGGGGAGTGGTACGGAATAGCCATTTCCTCTGATGCCCACCTAATCACGTTTGGGTTGGCATCAAACATCACCATGCATTTTCTCTCCCAAAGAGATCGATAATTAATTTTTGTAGGATCACCGATATATTTTGAGGGATTCTTTGGTTTATACTTTCCACTGTACGCCATACATAGTTTATGTAGGAGAAGACCATGAGTACCAATCCCGGCGATATACCACCAAATGAGGACTTTGATACCACAGCACTTTTTACTGATCGTTTATCCTCAAAGAATGTCACACAGAGATTTAGAGACAAAAACTTTGAAGGCTCGATGAAGTCTTATGTTTATCCAGAGGATCTGAGAAGCACGGAGTTTGCTCGTCGTGGTGGACAAGTTTTGCACTTTTCGATTTTTACAAGAAAAAGTCAATCTTTTGATTTGTCTCAGTCAATCAGTGATTTTGGAACAATTGCGTATGAAGGTGCAAAAGTCGCCGGACAGGTGGCGGCAAACGCAATAGCAACTAGTGAATACAATCCGTATGCATATGCGTTCGGAACCGTTGGTGGACCGGGTATCTTCACCGAAGGTGAAATCGATCAAAATCGACAAGCGGCTGCTGATGCAGCGGGAAGACAGGCTGGACAGAATCAAGTTGATTTGGTGAATTTGAAAAATTTTGTTCTTGGTGATAATCCAGATGCCGGTGACGCGAGACTTGCATCTTTTATTCAGAGTTCTGAACAGGCAAGGTTTGGGTTTGCGTCAGAAAAACTTGAGGATGAGGTTATGTTGTATGTGCCAAAAGGTCTTGAGTTTGACAACACCGTTGAATACGATGAATCATCTCTCGCTGGTTTAAGTGCCTTGACTCAGTTCATTGCCTCTGGTTTTTCTGATACAGCGGCTATTAGCACAAACCTCGCACTTAAAGCATTGAAGTTGGGTAGCGTTGCAGGTAAAGCAATCGGACTTGATGTCGAGGGTGGGTTGAGAGCCAGAGCAGGTTTCTCTGAAAATCCAAAAAATGAGATGATTTTCAAGGGACCGAAACGTGGCAGTTTTTCCTTTGAGTTTGAATTTGCACCTCGCACCAAAAAAGAAGCAGACACGGCACTGGAAATCATTGAGGTTTTCAGATACTATATGTCCCCCGAGGTTTCACTTTCAACTTCTATTCTTTTTGCACCACAAGAATTTGAAATCACTGTGGTAAATCTCAACTCTAAGTTTACTGAAAATGGTGAGACATTTGGTTCAGAGGTAAACACCACAATGCCAAAAATCGGCAGGTGTTACTTGTCAAATGTTAAAGTAAATTATACTCCTGATGATAGGTCTGCATTCTTTCAAAATGGACAGGCAACAAGAATTCTCTTGAGTCTTAAATTTGATCAGATCAACTTCATCACGAAACAAGGTATTTTGGATGGATTTTAATGTCATACTTTAAGAATTTTCCTAACATTTCGATTCCCATTGAGGGTAATGAAGTATCTGTCAAAGATATTCTTCGTCGTGTAAAAATTAGTGACGAGGTTTTTGAAAACGATAGCGTGTATGATTACTATCGTCTGTCTGACGGTGAAACACTTCGTGATGTCGCACGAAAAACTTATGGCGATGAAAAACTAGATTGGGTTTTGATTCTTTACAATTCAATTATTGATCCATTCTTTTCCACTCCACTCAACACCAATGAATTTGAAGAGTTTGTCGAGTCAAAGTATGCCGGACAAGCGTTGTTTTGTAGCACCGTTGGATCGTCTTTGCCATTCTTCTTGAACAGAGGTTCATTTGATGTCGGGGACTTTGTTGCAGAGAAAAAACTTGGTGAAAATAATGAAAGAATTTTTACGGACACAACAAAAAGTGCAACAGTAAAAGATGTAGATCCCGCGTTGTCAAAAATTCAACTTTTCAAACAAAAGGGAACTTTTGCCGCCGGGGAAAAACTTGTCAATAGAACGCAATTTCCGCAAGATCCAAGTGCCACCGTCACGAATGTTCTTGAAGAAAATGCAGAAGCAGGGGTTACAGAAACAATCAACTCACAAACTGGTGAAACAACAATTACCATCAACTCTGATTGGACACCAGAGAACGCGGTGGGTGGTAGCCTCGTCGGCTGGTATAGACCAGAGGGATATGGCACATCAGAGTTTTATTCTGGTGGTGAAACAATTACATACATTGAAACTATCTCAAACTCTGCGTCTGCGTTTAGTGGCGCACGCACCACCACATACACTAGTTTCACACAAGAACGCAAACCTCCACTTGGCACGAATGGTTACAACGGTTATTCATACGTTGATTTGAGTGGTGCGCCAACCAGTAGTGGAACCTCTGGTGGATACCAACTTGGTCACACGGGTGATTTTGATTTTAAATCAACTGATAGTTTTTTCTTGACAGTTCTTTACAAAACACCAACACTTCCAAAGGCGGTTAATCTTTTTGATTACCCTGCAATGGATGTTTACCGAAATTTTCAGAACGGATTTGGAGGAGTCCAATTTACCAGAGGTGTTCTTGGTGATACACCAGACTACAGAGAGAGATACATTCAATTTAATATTAATAATGATTTCATCGCTCCCGATGGAGTATTGGTATATCAGGGATCACGATTACAAACCTCGTTTCACTCTAATAGATCGGTGCTTCAAGGTCACCAACCCTTAAGTCCCAGAGAAAATATGTTTGGTCTTGGGCAGCCTAATATTTTAACATGGGGTAGAGGTAGCGGCTCGACTTTGACAGACGGTAGTGGAATGCGACCATTCTTTAGGATCAATGGAAAAGAGGCACACCCACTCACGGGATATAACATGCTTGGCGAGGGATCTGACTTTATATCATCAGTAAACCTTGAAAAAGTTCAGTCTGGAGATCACTCAACAATTTTCTCACTCACTGATGTCACCGATCCAAATCGCTCAGTTTTTGGTGCTGCGAATGGTGACTGGTATGAGATGATTATCTACAAAGGGTTTACCGCTGGTGTTACTTTTGCAAATAGAGATCCTGCCTTCACCGCGATGATGGAGAGAACAGAGGGATACCTTGCACACAAGTATGGTCTTGAGGCGGCGGTGTTGCCGGGGACACACCCTTACAGTGTAGAAAAGCCAACCATTACCTCAGATGTTTTGATTGATAACGAAGTGCCGACTGACAACGGCACTGACGTAGCAATTAATGTCGGAGCAGAAGGAGACGAAAGACTTCTTTCCATTACAAAAGTTGTCAAAGGTGAGGACGCACCAAAACAGTTTGTTTTGAATCCGGGTGGCTCGACAATTTATCCGCTTAATCCGTTCGCGTCCGCACCCGATGACAATAATTATCAAACC